TCATCAGCTGCTTGACCTGAAAGATTTAATATATTTGCGAGAGCCTGCGGATAATCTTGAATAGTAAAATCTCCAGATAAACCAGAGTGTTTAATCAATTCCCATGTCGAATTAACTATTCCTATGTAGGATTGGCTGATTATTTCTTTCAGTTCGTTATTTACCCCATCAGGTAATACTTGACTTGCATCAAAAGGATATGACTTCAGATTTCCAAGTATGCCGTCTGCTTTATTTTTTACACGTAAATAAAAATTAATAATTTGTGGCTCAAATAATGAAGCGTGTCTTTCTCGGTCATTTACTAGTTGTTCATTAAGCCTCGATGCTCTTATATTGTCAATTTTTACTTCTTTTTTTTCTGGCACTAGTAATGTTTTTGCAGTAGATTCAATATTTACTCCGCCAACTTCTAGTACATTTAATGGCATTCTACGTACAGAACCATCTTCGACTGGGTCAAGACCTAAAATTGCTCTAGCTTCATTTAATGTGACAAGCCCACTACCATATTGGTCAACTGCTCGTTTCGTAATGTCGTCTTTGTCATCAATAAGAGATCTAACATTTGTAAAATCAACAGCAACATATCCATCATTAAACTCATTTTCTAAATTAAGATTTAGAAATCTAACCATTTTATTTACAAGCGGTATCATTTTTTCTGAATAAAATGTTTTACGTGCTTCTTTGTAGTTTGCGTATGTGGCTCTGTCCAGTCCAATTACTGCACCTACTAATATGCTCGGTACACCAAAAGCCATACAGATGCGAGTTTCCACAGTATCACGTAGATCACCTAAAGCAAGATCGGTAAGAGGTGCTGCTAATGGTTCATACGTTGCATCTTCATCCATAATAGCAAGATTATGGAAATTACCTGGTGACGAAAACTGAGAACGCCATGTTCTTCTGATATTGTTTGCTTCTTCTTGCGTATTTATGCGGCGTTTTATCTTCAACATTCCAGATGGAACACCAGCATTGAGAAAAAAAGCTTTTGCATATTGAATAATGCTTAAATCTAAATTAATAACTGGAGCAATAACCTGAAGAGGAGATAACCCATAAATATCATTAGTTGGGTTAACAAGTTTCATATGTGCAATATCCTCTTTTTGGATATGGTAGGTGTATCCTTCTATAGAATAATCATATTGCTCTATGCCTTCTTTGATACCTGATTTAATAGTTACTCGGTCTGGTCTGAGCATGTACAATGCCATTACCTTACCAGATTGAGAACGCTCTTTATATACATATGCATTTCCAGTCACATGCAGGTGAATAACCATTTGGTCTAAAAATGAATAAAAATCTTGATTAGCATTTGGTTTGTTTAGTAAATCAACTAATGGACCAGCTGTTACTTCATATGGTTCATTGTTTTTATTGCGATTTTCAATCAAATAACGAGGTTCTGATGCTGCTAGTGATAATTCACGAATACAAGCATAGACTAGTTGGTCTTTTTCATATCCTTGCTTTGCATATGAATAATAATCAGCATCTGGTTCATCAAATGAACTATTTCCAAATCCTATAGGAACAGTTGCGTTAGATTCATAATTTTTTGTCTCTTGAGAAGAAAAAGGCCACCATTTTGCCATACGCGCAGATCCTAAGTTGAGACTTAAGCGCACGTGTCTGTAGGCGACTACGTAAAACTTACAAGATTAAATATTATTTGTCAAGGTGTTTATACGCTTTATCATTTAATTTCATCATTAATTCTTTGTGAAGCAATATCAATATAATTAGAATCTAGCTCTATTCCAACATAGTGACGATTATTTCTAATCGCTGATACTCCAGTTGTTCCTGAACCACTAAAGGGATCTAATATACGATCTCCTTCATTTGTAGATGCGAGAACTATGCGTTCTAATAAACTCTCTGGCTTTTGAGTGGGATGCTTTCCATATCTTTTTTCTATTTTTTTGGGTGATGTAAAACGCCAAACATCTTTCATCTGCTTACCGCCATTAAACTCCTTCATTAGAGAATAATTAAATAAATGCTTTGATTTTTCATTTTTAGCTGCCCAGATTAGTGTTTCAGTTGAATGGGTAAAATATCGGCAAGCTAAGTTCGGCGGTGGGTTGGGTTTTTCCCAAGTAATTGAATTTAAAAGCTTCATGCCAAGCTGTTGCATAGCAAAGCCAATAGAGAAAATTACATGATGAGTGCCAGAAGCTACTATTGTTCCATCATTTGTTAACAAAGATTGGCAACGCTTTAACCATTCGAGGTTAAATTCATGATTAACATCGGCTCCTTTTGATTTATCCCAGTCGCCTTTATCAACCTTCACCATCTTGCCATTTTTGCAAGTTATTCCACCATTTGATAAAAAGTAAGGTGGATCCGCAAAAATCAAATCAAACCTATTCATGGGATCAGAATAAAAGGTATCCATCACTTCTAAGCAATTTCCTTGAAAAAGAGAGTTTTCAATCTGTTTTTTTACCATGTATTATTCTTTATCTAATTAAATCTGAGCCTTTTACCTTGAGGTAATCAACTTCTTCTTCAAGTTCAGAGATATCTTCTTTTAGTATCGATATTTCTTTTTGAATATACTCAATCTTTAAATCCTGCTTTGCATCATCAGGTAATGCACCAAGCTCACCTCGTGGCCATTTGATACGAAATTCGGTATTCATTTCAGAACTATCCTGCATTCGTATCACATCAAGTTGTAGCTGTGCCAATTGCCCTTGTAATGTAAAATACACACCAGCAATAGACAAAATGACACCAACAATACCAACCAGCGTTTTGATATCTAGCTGCACCCTGCTGGATTCAGATAAATCTAAATTATTTTTTTTTGTCATGCATTACTCTAAATCTTGTCTGGTAATACTGTTGTACGTCTTACATCGAGGACATCGAATTTCAACGCCGACTGTCGCTTTTTCAATTAATAACTTCGAACAGCTAGAACATCTGTACTCATAAATATTTTCTCTAGGAAATTGTCGTTTTCTCTGTGAATAAAAACTTTCCATAATTTACCAAACGCCCCATCCTGGTGCATTACCACCTAATTTAACCGCTAGAGCCAATGCGCACACGGCATCGTCTGTCATGCCTTGTGGTGCGGTATATCGTACCCCAGTCTTGGTGTACTCGTACTCAAATGCCTCTAATTCCTTGACTATGTGTCCTTGCGGAAATTTCACCTTCTGTTGACTAAGCGCAAAGGATAATCCTTCCATCAATTGTTGCTTCGACCCTTGTGTAAATTTAAACCCTTCCGCTCGCGGTAACACACGCTGCAAATCCTCTGTAATCGCATCACCGACACCAGTTGAGTCAATTAATGCAGGATCCCCCTTCACTAAATTAGTAATACGCTCTTTGGTATCTTTCCATGGTCGTTGAAACCTGTGATACTCGCAAACTGTTCCTTCTGAATCTAGTGCGATACCAACTGTCCAGTCACGAGACTTTGCTAAATCCCATCCCCAGACGACAGGCACATTCGTTGATTTTGGTGCAATACATTGCTGAATCATATCATGACCAAATGGGTTTCCTTCATCATCGCTAGCTGTGGCTTCATACAATTCTTTAAAAACACTCTCTGGCAATGCTTCTTGTGCGGAAATTATCTCACTGCGATCTAAAACATTACCATCAATAGCATCCCAAGCAGAAATTCTGTTATATCCATATTCTGCGTCCTCGCCCATCTCCGCCTTTCGGCACAATATGTAAAACCAGTTCTTTCGACCTCTGACATTACCAATAATCCGCATCTGCCCTTTTGTTGCAGTTAACGTAGACCGAATTGCAATATAGGCATCTTCTGACATACGAGACGCTTCGTCAATAACAACCCCCCAGCAGTCATCACCATAAAGTGCATTCGGGTCAGATGCACTACGAAACTGAATAGTTGCAGTATTCTTGAGTGTCACAGTTAGGTCTGTCTCGTTGGTTCGCTCAATGACGTTGGGCGGCAAATAACTTTTTATTCTTCTGAACATAATTTTAGATTGCTGATACACAGGTGCAACCCAATAAAATGTCTGATTAGCCGATTTGGCACCAAATGCCTGTTCAGCTATCCAAACCAAAGCCCCAAAGCTTTTTCCTGACTTGGTAGACGCTTCTGTGCAGATAATTCTCGTATATTTCTCATTTTTTTTTTGAGAGGGCATAAAAAAGCTTTGTTCTTGCAATGGGTACAAATATGGGCGAGTCCATCTAAATACGTGTTTTGTAGCAGTAGTCAAATTACGTTGCCCTTCTTATATCAGCATTAATTGCTGGATTTTCTGCAACAAGCATTTTGCAGATATCATCGAGCATGATAAGTCGCTTACCAGTAAGATTTTTATCGGTAGCAGGTATCTTGCCTTCAAGTATTTTTCTATAAATATGCGTTGTGGATGTTTTGAATAAAACGGAACATTCCTTAACCGTTATGATGTCATCATAGCCTTTTGCTTTAATGAGATCTTTAATTTGTTGAGCTTCCATTTGAAGCCTCCTTAAATAATTTGTTTAAAATTTTATGAAGATTTCTTCATGTTTGAATCATATGCACATAAATCAAATAATTGCAACATTATTCTAAAATAGTATCTATTCTTATGAATCCTCTTTATCCTCGAGCAGTTTTATGTTTGGCGCAATATTTGGTGTATCCAGAAGAAATGTCACAGGAAGACCTTTATCGCTACCAGACAGTTGAACTTGCGTTGGTTCAGCTCCCCATTTGTCACTATGGCGTCTGGCTAAGAATTCCTTTGGAGCTCGCCAATCTGTATCAAAGTGATTGACCCAAGCTCGGACAGCATTTTCTTCACTTTTTGCTTCTGATTCTTCTACTCGTTGTTTGAGTTTGTATTGTAGGCTTTGCGGGCTTTTGGTTTTTGCTTCACGTAACCA